CGTGTCTGGGCGCGGGGCGGTGCCGTGGCTAAAGCACTCGTCGCGGCTATGGAAGAAGAGGCCCGCTTGTATAACTGCACAGCAATCTTGGCTGGCTCGTCATTGCATAACCACAGCCATACCACCCGCATCTATGAAGATGCTGGCTTCACCACCAACCTAACCTTTAGAAAGGAACTCACCTATGTGTGATCCCATTTCATTACTCGCAATGGCAACTGGTCTCTCCGGCGCATCCGCTGCCGTGACGAAGCCACCTGCCGCTAAGCTACCTGCCACTCCCGTCCAAGATGCTAAAGCCGAAACAGGCGCAGAAGTATCCCTCGGAGGTGACCGCGCCAGTGACGCCGCAGCAGCAGCGAATAAGCTCGCTAAAACAAGCACAGCGAAGAAAACAGGCGGCTCCGGTCTCAAGGCTGGTTCTAAGTCCACTGGGCTGAGCATCCTATGAGCACGTCAGAGACCATCGCAGGAGAGTTCAAACGGCTAGACGGACTGCGCACAACCCGCATTGACGCCTCTGAGCAATATGCTTACTACACCATCCCATCCGTGTTCCCACGGGAGGACTTAACAGACAGCACCGTCTCCATCGGTATGCTGGACAGCATCGGCTCGGCTGTTGTGAACCACTTCGCTAACAAGCTGGTCACCACGCTGTTCTCACCGAACCGTCCATTCTTCCGGCTTATGCCTGACAGCACAGCAGAAGAAGTGAAGACACTCAACGCTGCGAAAGAGGGCGACGACCCTGAAGAACAGAAGCAGGCGCAAGACGCATTCGACATGCTGCGCTCTAAGTTCGTTACGGTTGAGAAGGACGCTGTTCGTTACCTTGAGCGCATCGGCTATCGCACAGCAGCAACCAACGCTGCTAAGCTGTTGATCATCACAGGCGACGTTGTGATCCGGTCTGAAGCCAACGAGAAGTCGGCTGCGTACTCCATGCGTGACTATGTGTGCTCTAAAGACCTCACAGGCCGCGATGTTGTACTGATTGTACGTGACACGCTGGTCTACGGCGCACTGACACCTGACCAACAGGCATCGGTACAAGCTGCACAAGAAGTGCCACAGCAGTTCACGGCATCTACTCCGGTCACGATCTTCACTCGCTTGGAACTCACCAACGACGGTCGTTACGCCGTCACTCAAGCGATTGACAACCACGACATCCCTAACGATGCTCCCCGCCTTGTAACAGAAGCGGACAGCCCGTTCACGCACTTGTCGTGGAACTTGTCTAAGGGTGAGAACTACGGTCGTGGTTTGGTGGAAGACTTCTCCGGCTCGTTCCATATGATTGACAACTTCACCAACTACCAAGCCAAGATGGCTGCGAAGATGGCTGACTTGAAAATCTTGGTCGATCCTGCATCGGGTATTGACGTTCAACAGTTGAACACGTCGGACACTGGCACCTATATCGCAGGTAAGCCGGGGGATGTGCAGAACTTGTCCACAGGAATGGACGCTTCGTTGCAATATCTGGAAGCAATTATCCAGACGCACAAGCGCCAGATCAGTGCCGCGTTCCTGTACCAGACTGGTCAGACCCGTGACGCTGAGCGTGTGACTGCCGAGGAAATCCGTGAGAACGCTGCTGAGCTAGAGATCGCTCACGGTGGTGTGTACTCGCGCTTCGCCTCTGACTGGCAAGCCAAGGTCGCCTCTGAAGCCGTGTCGGCTATCGGGGAAGACATGGGTGACGTCGTTGAACCGCAGATCATGACAGGCATGGACAGCCTCTCCCGTACTGGTGAGATGCAAGCTGTGCGTATCTGGATGCAAGACCTAGCGATGACGGCGGCGATCCCAGAAGATGTACGTGCATGGATGAAGGCTGGTGAGTTCGCTCAGTACGCTGCAATCCAACGTGGCGTTGATCATGGTGCCTTCGTCAAGACGGACGAGGAGTTCGCTGCTGAACAGAAGCAGGCTCAAGAAGCCCTCGCTGCACAGCAGAAACAGGAAGCCGATATGCAAGGTCAAGCACAGGCACAGCAGGCAGTAGCCTCTAAATTGTAAACATGGTGGGCCGTAAAGGCCCATCATCCCCCTCCCCTCATTTTAGGATACCTACATGTCAACCGACGCACACGCACTGAACGAACAACTCAAAGCCACTGCTGCTGCATACAATGGTAGCAACCCGACAGGGAATAGCGATGCAGACGTAGCCGCACAGGCCGCTGCACATGAATTAAATCAGCACCAAGGGTCCACGACCCACGCTGGTCAGCATGAAGTACGTGCCGACACGCCGGAAGAGGCCGCTGCTGCTGAAGCCAAGAAGGTGGCCGATGCTGCTGAAGCCGAGACCAAGAAGGTAGCGGATGAAGCTGCCAAGAAGGTAGCGGATGAAACACCGGAAGCTAAGGTTGCCCGTGAGGCCGCTGAAGCCGCTGCTGCGGTTGCCGTAGAAGAGACGCCGGAAGCCAAGGAACTGCGCGAGAAGACGGAAGCGGCCACTGCTAAAGAGGTTGCTGACGCGACTGAGTGGATGACGACAGACAGCAAAGAGTTCAACGCTGCGATCAACATGATGAAAGCTGCTGGCATGACGCCTGCTGAAGCTGCCACGATCTTCGACGAAGCTGCTCAGACGGGTGACTTGTCTAAGGTCGATGAAGTTGCGCTCGTTGCTAAGGTGGGTGCTGACAAAGCCGCTCTGATCATGGGTGGCTTCGGCACATACGTCCAGACAGAAGGCCAAGCCCTACTTGCCCGTGTGAAGACTGTGCACGATGCAGTCGGCGGTACAGACAACTGGTCGAAGATGACAGTATGGGCGCGTGGCAAAGCTGCGGGCGATACAACCTTCCGAGGTAAAGTCGAAGGCATCACTGCTATGATGAACGGCGACAATCCGATGGCTGCTGAATTGGCGACGAAAGAGTTCCTGAACCTGTACAACGCTGACAGCAAGAACTCGACCGTGTCTGCCGCTGCACCTGCCGCTGCACCATCCCCTCTCGCTGCTGCTGCTATCCCTGCTGTGCCTGCTATTGTGGGCATCACTGCCCGTGGGTATGCAGAGGGTGTTGCGGATGCTACACGTAACTTGAAGGGCGCGGAACAAAGCGCTAAACTGCGTGAACTGTCCGCTGCTCGCGGTGCAGGCCGGAACAAAGGTCTGTAAATACACCAAGCATACCCTGTCTTATGGCGGGGTGTGCGCTATAATAGGATAAACCATGTCCTTTAACCCAAGATCGCCTGCTCCCCAATGAGGGACGGTGATACACATAAGGAATAGCCCCAATGGCATTCGAAGACCAGTCAGCCAATCTCTCGGAATTCAAAGACCAAATCGACCAGTATGGCGGCTCCGTGGACAGCCAGTTCGCTAAGTCGAGCATCATGCGCGAATTCTTCACCGTCAACCAGATCACTGGTACTGACACACTCGTAAACTCCCGCGTCGGCAAGACCGTGCTTAAAGCACTCGTTCCCGGCGTTCGTCCTGACGCAGACTTGACCAACTTCGGCAAAGTGGCCGTCACAGTTGACACAGTCATCTTGGCCCGTGACCAGCGCTCCATGTTGAATGAGTTCCAAACTCACATCAACGCACGCATGGAACTCGGTATGGACCACGGCAAAGAGATCGCTAAGTTCTTCGACGAAGCGTTCATGATCCAAGGCGTTAAAGGTGCAGGTTACTCTGCCTCTGCTGGCCTGCAAGTCGGTGCTGCTGCCCCAACAGCCAACGGCGGTGCATCGTACAATGGCGCATTCGGCGCAGGTAAAGTCTTTAAGCTGGCATCTGCCGCTGATGAACTGGACGCTGCTGACATGTACGCTGCCTTTGAAGCCATCATCGAAAAGATGGAAGAAGAAGACATCGACGTGTCTGACTTGGTCATCTTTGTTCGCCCAAAGCAGTATTCTGCTCTGATCAAGAACGACTTCCTGATCGACACAGACTTCTCAGCAGGCAACGGCACGCGCTCTGCCAACGTGTTCAAGGCCCTGCTCGGTGTCCGCGTCATCAAGACGAACCGTATCCCTTCCTCTGTGAACGCTGCTCACGCTTTGGGTTCCGGCTACAACACTAGCGCTGATGAGGCGAAGTGTGTTGGCTTGGTCATGCACCCGAAATCTCTGCTCGTTGGTGAAACCATCCCGCTGCAAAGCAAAGTATGGTTCAACGACGAAGAGAAGATGTGGTTCATTGATAGCTGGCTCGCCTTCGGTGTTGCTGTTAACCGTTCCGACGTCTGTGGCGCGGTCTTCATCGCTGGCTAAGCCCAGTCTTGAGCGGGCTACCTTCGGGTGGCCCGTCTATCGACGTCCAGTAGGACACACCAAAAATAGCCCTCGTACACACTCAGGTTCATCCTTGGGTTCTGTACGGGGGCTTTTTTGTTTGTTTTGGTGTTTTACGTGCTCTGTTTGTTTTCAGATCACCTATAACCCCAACCCAGAAAGGACATTCACATGGATGTTAAACTAGACCTATTGAACGCTATGTTGTCCGCAGTTGGATCATCTGGCATCTCTTCAACCATCGGACGCCACCCCGGTCTGATCCGTGCGGAACCTATCCTCACGCGCATCAACCGCTCGGTACAAGCACGCGGCCACTGGTTCAACACCGACTGGTCCCTGAAGCTCTTGCCAACAGTTGAGGGCGAATTCGTCCTGCCACAGAACACACTCAAGGCCGACACATCTGTGAAGTCCGACCCGTATGTTCGTCGCGGTCGCGTTATGTACGACCCCAAGACACACACAAGTGTGCTCACCGTGCCGTTCATGCTGCTCGACGTGGTCGTTGAACTCGACTATAATGACTTACCTGTAGCTGCTGTAGACCTGATCCAAGCCCGCGCTATCTGGGAATTGGTACAGAACGCAGACGCAGATCAGATCGGCTTGAACGCCCGTAAGATCGAAGTCAACCGTGCCGTAATGGCATTCGAAGTAGAACGGCTCTCACAAGCTGATTATTCATTACGGGACAACCCACAGTACGCCCGCATCATGGGTGGCCTGAAGCCCCGTTATTCACAACGCTCGCCTAACGGCATTGGAGGAAACTAATGGCTAAGGTAGATGGATCACTCGGCTCGCTCGTACAGGGCGTGTCACAACAGCCCTCACGGGCGCGCAACCCCGGCCAAGCTGAAGAACAGATCAATGTGACAAACGATGAAGTCTTCGGCCTATCCCGCCGACCATCTACAGAAGTTGTATCCGCAGGTGCGGGCTTCGCTGTAGACGCAGGCGGGTTGAACGTCGTAGAGCATGGCACCATCCGTATGCAGGAAGAACTCCTGACCTACACCCTGCGTATTGTAGACGATGCTGCTGATACGCCGCAGATGCGTATCCTGAAAGACGGCGTGTCACACGACGTGGTGTTTCCCACGACAGAGGCAGAGGATTATCTGCGGGCGGATGGGCTTGTTAACACCTACGGGCGTCGTGTCTTGTTTAAAGAGATGGACGATAAGGTGTTCATCATGAACATGTATAAGACGGTCTTGAAGGACACCGGCACACGAAAGTCGGAAGGCGTTGCAAGCGATCAAAACGACACAGTCGTGTATTGTCGTGGTGGGCAGTTTGCCGTAGGGTACACACTCCGCTTCGACATCGCAGGCGTACAACACCTCGTCTCGTTCACCACACCAGACGGCGGCTTCGCATCGAATACCGAGAAGGCACAAGTAAAGTACATCATCCAACAGTTATGGAACCTTGTGTTCTTAGTGGATGCTGGCGGC